GTGATCGAAGCAGCCAAAGATACTATAATGGTTAACGAATTTTCTACTCGCTGGAATAGAAACTTTTTCTACAATTCTGCTAGACCTGATGCGGTACTTATGACTGATCAATCCTTGGACAAAGATATACTCACAAGACTACAACAGAAATGGTATGAGAAATTTGGTCGGATAGATAACTCTCAAAGAGTGGCTGTATTGGAAGCTGGACTTAAATACCAACAAATTCAAATGTCAGCTAAAGATATGGACTTTTTAGAGGGTCAAAAGTGGACCAGAGATAAGATAATGGCGATGTTTAGAAATACCAAAATGTCTTTGGGTATTGTCGATGATGTCAATCGTGCTAATGCTGAAGCGTCTGAATATATGCATATTAAATCTACTATCAAACCCAAGATGCAGCGAATATGTGATTACTTAAATGAATTTTTAGTACCATTATTTGGAAAGGATTTATTCTTGGGGTTTGAAGATCCGCTACCTGAAAGTGAAGAACTGAAATTCAAGAAATGGGAAATAGGATTGAACCGGGTGTATACCATAAATGAACTTCGAGAAGAAGAAGGATTAGACCCTGTTGATGGTGGTGATTTAATCTATATGCCGATGTCGCAAGTACCTCTAGGAACACCACAGAATTCCCCACAGAATTCCCCACAGAACGCCCCAGAAAAGACTTTTAAGGTCTTAAAGGGTACAGGTAAAGCACTTAACAAAAAATACAAGGAAGTTATCGCTAAAATCAACAACCGAGATTTGAGATTAAAGAAATTCCGTCAAGAGGTAGAAAAGAAAGTTAAAGAGATGGCTCGGGATTTGGTTAAAAGAAAATACGAATACACCGATAAAATAACTGATGATGTTGCCGAGAAGTTTCACGCTGAGAACAACGAACATCTGGCACGAATAGAACCCAAGACTATTGATAAGATACTTGGAATATTAAAGTCAATGGAAAAGGACGCTACTTCACGCAAAAAGAAATTTGAGTTTAAGGGTGATTATGAAAAAGATGTTTCTGCTGTATTGGGAGTATCAGAAGCCGAACTTATTACATTAGTCGGGAAAGAAGCACTTGAGTTGTTACAGCGAGATCAACAATTTATATCCGGGACTGATATTATACAAGACTTTATTACTGAAACTACTTTGAAAGCTGCCAAGACATTTACTGAAACTGTCAGAACAAAAGTCGCTGAAATAATTGCCGATGGTGCTAGTAAAGGCTTGAGTTACGATAAAATCTCGAAGAATATCCGCAGTTGGTTTAGTGAGTTTTCAAAATATGACGCTCAGAGAATTGTTAGAACCGAACTTGCTAGATCGATAGGTTTTGCACAAATAGAGGCATACAAACAGAGCGGTGTTGTTTATGGCAAAAGATGGTTCACTGCACTAGACGAAAGGGTCTGCCCTTATTGTAGAGCTATGCAGGGTAAAATTGTTGACTTAAATGAAAATTACTTCAACTTGGGTGATGAGTTTAAGGGTGAAGCAAAATCTTCAATCAAATTTGATTATCTTGCAGTTGAAGCTCCGCCACTTCACCCCCAGTGTCGATGTGATGTTTTACCTGTTACTGAGGACACAAAAAAGGTAGAGCCAGACAAGAAAATGGAGCTTTTAGAAAAAAAACTAGACGAAATACTCAAAGATGAAGATATCACAACTTAAAAAACTACTTAAAGAATATCCAGATAATGAGGTCAAAAAACGAATTGATGAAAAGATTAAAAAGATCGAGAAGAATAAACTGGATAAAGTTAAGCTAGAAAATAGCAAAGAGTTTGGAATACTTGCAGACCAGATCAAAGAGTTAATCAGTGAAGTAAAGAAAAACAAATTTCCAGAACAGATAGAAATTAAAAATCCGGTTAAGGTTGAAAAGGTTACTGTCAATGTTCCCGATGATGTCAAAGTCAACAATTTAAATGAAATCAAATTCCCTAGTGAGGTTAGTGTCAAAAACTTTCCAAAGCAAAAGGAAATTAAAATACCCGACAAATTTGAAATAAAGAACACCGAGCAACTGTTACAACCATTACTCAAGGTCTTACAAAAAGAGGATTACCCGCAAGAAGTGGCGATCAACCGAAACTCGATGGATCTAATTACACAGATTGAATACATATTTAAGGAATACAAGTTGACAGTTACTTTAACTAGAAATCGTGAAGGATCAATTACTAATATTAGATATTTAAAAAGCCAGAGGTAAATTATGGAAGATAGAATTGCACAGTTACAAAAAGAGGGCAAAGTAAAATACCTCGATGTTGTTGTCGAGGACATTGAAGTTGAAAAAGAAGGTGAAGTTATAAAAGAAAAAATCGCTATCGCTTCGGAAGAAACGATTGACCGACAGGGTGAAATCATTTCAGTTGACGGTTGGGATTTAAAGAATTTCAAGCGTAATCCAGTTATGTTGTGGAGTCATAATCCTTATGAGCCAAATATCGGGCATGGAAAGAATATGAAAGTTACTGAGGTTAATGGCAAACGAAGATTAGTTTTCGAACCAGACTTTCATGGACTTACCCCGTTGTCTGCCACGCTTAAAGAGCTTTATGACGCTGGATATTTAAGAGCGTTTTCTGTTGGATTTTTGCCAACCGAAGCTGATGATAATAAGTATTTAAAGCAAGAACTTCTGGAAATATCAGCTGTTAATGTACCGGCACACCCTAACGCTTTGAATATCGCTTATTCGAAAGGTATGACTGATGAACAGACAAAACTTTTATTTACCAAGGAGGTAAAAAATGGGGTGCAGGAAACCGAAGAAACCGAGGAAGTAAAAGAAGAGGAAATAGTCGATGAAAAAGAAGGTGAATTAAAAGAGTTATCTGAAAGATTAGATAAGCTGGAAAATGAGATTATATCTATCAAATCTCTGCCCAGTCAAGGTCGAAGCGAAAAGTCTCTGACAGGTGAAAAGAGGCGTATCGTAAAAGCAATAGATAGACTAGCTGAAAAGCTATTAAGAGATTAAAGGAGAACAATGGAAGAAGAAAAGACAGAGGAAACCGAAGTTACCGAAGATGAAAAAATCGAGGAAGCTGCGGAAAAACTCTATTCTGCTTTTGCTAAGAAAATGGAAAAATCCATTGAAGATTCGAAGGCAAAAGAGATTGAAAAACCTGTTGAAGCAGCAGACGAAAAAATGCTTGTAACAAAATACGGTTCGATTGAGCGTGATAAAATTGTTTCACGCAAAAAAGGTTTTGAGGGTTCAGATGAGGATTTTGTCAAAGTCGGCGAGTTTGTAAAAGCTCTTATCGGTAATGACAAACAAAAACTTCAGATCATGGTTGAAGGTACTGATGCATTGGGTGGATATTTAGTACCAGATGAGTGGGCTAATACAATTATCGAGAAGAAAGAGGAAATGACTGTTATTCGACCCCGAGCAACTGTCGTTCCTGTTCAAACAAATGTATTTCATTTGCCACAACTTGCTACCAAGCCAAAAGTATATTGGAGATCTGAAGCTGCTACTAAGTCAACTTCAACTTTCGGTTTAGAGGAAATTACACTTACCCCTTATTCATTAGCGGTAATTGTGCCTCTATCACAAGAGTTGGTTGATGACGCTACTGTTGGTCTACCTGGTTCAATTATAAACTGGGTTGCTCAACTTATAGCCAAGGAAGTTGCCAAAGAAGAAGATAAAGTTTTTGCTGGTACATGGGGAACTGGTACTGGTCGCCCGACTGGTATTGCTACCTATACTGGAATTAAAGAAATTGCGGCTGCAAATGCTTTGAGTGGTGATCATATCATCGGGGCTTTTTATGGTCTTGGTTCTGGTTATCGTTCAAATGCATATTGGATTATGTCATCTGAAACAATGTCGATTGTTCAGGGTCTTAAAGACGACAACAACCGATATCTGTTTAATGACGCTTTGACTGCCGGTGGACTTCCAACACTAAAGGGACGACCTGTTCTTGAGCATAATAACCTGGGTATTGCGTCAATTTACTTTGGCGATATATCAGCTTATTGGATCGCTGACAGAACTGGTATTCGTGTCCGAGTTTCTGACGAAGCGACAGTTGCTTCAAACTCCGCTTTCGAGAAGAACTTGGTATATGTCCGTGTTGAGGAAAGAGTCGATGGTGAGTTAGCTGATACTGCTGCATTTGTTGAAATCACAAATGCTAAATAAACTGATATAGCTTGTTTAGTTTGGGGGTAGGAAGATCACCTCGCCTACCTCCAACTAAGGAGCTATATGCAAAGAATAAAAATCATAAAATCGGGTGAATATAAAGAGGGCGATATTGTTGTTGTAGAGAATAACACTGCTCATCGTTTGATTGATAGTGGGCAGGGGGTTTTATACAAAAACAAGATGATGTCTGTTGATAAAAAAATAAGCTCAATTAGAAAGGGTAATTATGGGGCTTAATGCTAATGCTTTCGTAACAGTCAATGATTTAACTGATGCTGGTTTAACTGGTGAAACTGCATATTTAGAGGCACTTATTAATCGTGCTAGTTCTTTGATTGAAAAATACATTGGAAGAAGTATAAAGAGTGCTACTTATGTTGAGGAATATGACGGAAATCATACTGGTATGATAGCTTTGAAAAATTACCCCTTAACCGCAGTTACAAGTGTTGAAACTATAACTGGAGAGATTGGTGATCCTGATTATGATGCACTAGATAGTGATGAATATTCACTTCTGAATAAAGATACTAACTCATACTCACAACCGGGGATTATTAGAATTGCTCGTAGATATTTGGGACATGATCGATATCGTATAACTTATACTGCTGGATATGCGACTGTCCCTGAAGATCTCAAAATGGCTTGTATTGATCTATGTGGATTTTTGAGTGGATCGGCTAAAAGCTCCGGGGTGAAATCAGAAACTTTGGGCGAGTATTCAATCACTTATGGGAATACAGGAGATCCAATAACTTCATCAGGGATTAAGTTTGTTTTAGATTTATATAGGACGCCAAGTGTATGAAATATTTTCTCGACAAGTCAGTTTCGTTTCGCCGCCTCCGGATAAAGTCGGGTGATCGGAGTGCTTTTTCTGCTACGGGGACTGTTGAGAAATGTAGTTGGC